ACACAACATCTCTTGGTATTCCTCTCAATTCATACATTTTATGATGAATGAATGCGCCTTCGGAGGGAACTTGAGCATTTGGGAACTTTTTTTGGTATTCTTTAGCGTAGTTTTTGTATGCTCTTGCGCGTAATTTTTCATGTGTGGCTCCTGATTCATCCCACGGCCCAAGTATTAAAGGATTTTTAGCAGCCATAGGCATATCCTTTTCTGCTTTCACCATTGCATCATCTAACTTACCTCTCCTGTGATGATAAGTATCTCCTATCAGTTTGAATGCGAGTGGGAATGCAGAATGATAATTAGGAAGATGTTCTGTTGTGTGAAACAATCCAACTCTTTCTAAATGATGTTTTTTATGCGATTGATATTCCGCACCATGACTTCTTTTACTTGAAAACCGCCATCTATATGCCTTCTCTAATAACTTTCTGCGCATCTTGGGATTGTCCGCAGACTCATTCCACTCACCAATATCGAAGATTTTATGCATAATTCTTTCATGCGGCTTGCCGCGAATTGATTTATTAGCACTACGATGTCCCTCTTTGAACGCTCTCTTATGCTCTCTTTCACTCATAGTGGCTTTTAATCCACCTTCTGCTCTCGTTCTCTCTATCTCAACTGCTTTGTTAAGAAAGTCTTCCACACCATTTACATGACGAGGAACTGCAAAACCGTGATTCACTAAATTGTTTTTACTAAACATTACATCGGCGGCTTCATTCAAAGCGTCCGATTTCTCAACGAAGCGCGCTTGGATGTAGTCACTCATTACGCGAGTATGATAGCGATGTGCATTGTCTTTAGACACATTTCCACCACCTCAATAATAATCAGTTAAGTTGTATGCTCCAACGGGGTTTTTGTCAGACTTGTCCCCTTCGCTATTTTCATGCGCGGGTAAAGCGTTGTCGTGAGATGAGTGTTGCATAGCATCCAAGTTGATTTCTTCTTTCTTAGGGTCTGTTCGCTTTACATCTTCAACTACGGCATGGCGTTGATTGGTGTCAAAGTAGCCTGTCTTGACAGCCTCAACACCTGTTACATTTTGAAACAAGTTGCCTACTTTTGTATCAAACTGGTCTGCGATTACTTTTGCTTCTTTAAGAAGTGCTTCTAAATCCGGTGCTTTTTCACCTGCTTCAACTTTCATTGGCTTCATTGGTCTACTCTCCTACCTTCTGCTTCTGCGGCTGTGTTAGCCATCATGTGAATATCTTCCCAACTCATTTCATGCCAATCTTCATTTGTGTCTGGCATAGATATTCCCATTGACTCGCTCATATCTCTCGCGGCTTTGGAAATTACTTCATCTCTATCGCCGCGTAATGGGTCGCCCCATACATCTTCACTTGCGGGAGTAACTGCTTTTACAAATCCTGATTTACGGAGCATTGCTTGTGGGTTAGATACTTGCTTGCGCAACATTCCTAATTCAGCATCCATGCTCTCCATCTTACCTATGAGTGCTTTCATTAACATCATAGCGTCTGCTTCTTGAGACAAAGTGCGTCACACCTGTCCTTGCTTCTTGAAAACGCCACCGATTCTATCCGGTCCAACATACCCCATTGGGCGCGAGTTTCCTTTAGCAATGACATTCTCAATACTGTTATACTGAGCAACAGGGAAACCCCCTGCAAACTGCTCATTAGGACCGAATGGATTATTATTTTCTGTTTCGGATTTGTATATTGCAGTTACATCATCCGCAAGATAATCGCTTGTGGTTTGAATACTACGAAGGAATTGTTCTGCTGACACAAGGTCATTATTAGACAAGGCTATTTTGAACTCAGCCATAGCGGATTCTAACTTACGCACCATTGGGTCCATCTTCTTTACGCGGTCGCTCATGAAATAGCCCATTACTGCGCAACCTTTGAAGGTATCGCATCAAAAGCCGCTTTCTTTGTTTTTACTTGTAGGGTCTTTCGCTGCTTCAACCGCATCAAGAGCCTGTTCTGTAACACTCTTTTCTGCTCCGCGTTGATTCTTCTTTGTAGTAGGCGCGCCTTGTAAATGAGTTTCAGATGAAATTGGCGCGGGACCGTTATCACGCTGACCTGTTCCTTCTCCAAGTCCAACCATTCCAGCCTTCTCCATCATCATGAGTTCCGAACCACTCCTTGCTCTCTCATCTGGCTCACTTGTAAGAACTTGTCCGCCACCCTGTTGAGGTGGCATTGGTCCACCACCCGGAGGCATTCCACCTTGTTGAGGCGGCATTCCACCTTGAGGCGGCATTCCTCCACCACCCGGAGGCATTGGCATTCCACCTTGAGGTTGCATAGGAGGAGGCATTCCACCACCCGGAGGCATTCCTCCACCACCCGGAGGCTGTTGCTGTTGAGGTTGAGGTTCAGGTTTACTATACACAAATCGTATATCGCTACCAGAATCTTCTGTGAGGTCTGCTTGGAATCCAAGTTGTTGCATACGCTGTGCGATATTTACTTCTTGTTCGTCTCGTTTAAGACGCGTAACTTCATCTTCTTCTTCATTCGGATAAAGTGTTAATTCCCACTCATCAACACCCATCTCTTTCAATAGGCGCGGGAATAAGTTTTTTGAATATATTTTTTGCCCGTATTCAACAGCGCGATTAGTGACAAGTATTTGCATACCTTCGTTATTCAAACCGCCAGACTTGCCAGCATCCATCATGAATATGCTTGATACACCATAAAAAGCAGCGATGCGCATACGAACTTCATCGCGGATTGCGCTATATTGCATTTCATCGAGAGTGTCCATGAAGCGAACAAACTCGACTTTACCGCGACCCGAAGCAGACTCAATGCCTATCTTCGGAATATAATGAGGGTCGCGCTCCATCTTTTCTTCTGCACCTTTCCAGAATGAAGCAGTTGATTGAATGTTATCTGTTGTTATTGCAAGAACACCGCGAGGAATACGCCTCTTTTGATATGCAAGATAAATATAATTATCCATCGCTGTTAGCGTTTGAGCCTGTCTCCACATAGTAGCGACGGGGCTGCGACCATACAATTTAGAAGGATTGAACTTACTTGTGTGTAAAATCTCTCCGTCAATATAATACTGTGTCTTTCCTGAACCGGCTGTGTTGATATAATGAACATCTTGTAATGGTAATCTGCATTCATCACATTTCGTATAATCGCCGTTATGAGGGTATGTTTTGTCACGATGAACAGGACATATGAGATACCTGCCACCTCGCGAACCTCTCTTATCTGCAACAATTCTCATGAAGGTAGGGTCGCCACGCATGACTTCCTTGATTCGGAAAAAGGATATGTCCCCATCGTCAGGGTCAATGAAGTATTCTTTAATGAGAATGAGAAACGCGTCGTCAACAATATCTAAATCCCATTCAATTTCTCGCATAACATCCATGAATGATTGGTCCATAGCGTTTCGCTGGTCTAATAACCAGCGAGGGTATAGTATTTGGTCAACATCAGGAGAACCAAACTCTTTGTTACCACATAATGTGCAAGATTTAACAGTATCATGTTTATATTCTTCTTTGCAGTTGGTGCATTGTTTATGAAACTTCTTTTGCCAATAATGACCACGACGGAAGACTTCTTGGCAAAGTGTATTAATCGTAGTTCTCAACACAACTGATTCTTGAACGGTTGAATAGAGTGCAGGAATACTAACACCTTGAACGAGAACCGGCTCTTGAATACCGCTTTTCCATAGCGGCATGATTGGCTCAGGCGTGGTTCGTCGTCTGAATGGTTTCGAGAGTGAAGATAAAAATCTGCCTACCATACCTTTGTCTTCAGCCATCAAATCAACCTCTCTATACGGTGCGCGTCGTCCACAAGGCGGATAACTTCGTTATCCCGTTGTCCCCATGCAAGAACTTCAGCCTCTTCAACCTTCCACTCTCGGAGCAATTTCTCACGCTCTTCTGGAACATCCTTCCAATTTTCCCACTTAACAACACGATACAATTCATCTCTCCTTGATTTAACAAGGTCGCTTTTACGACCTCTCATGTCAAGTAAATGCAATACTGCGCTTGCTTGATTTTTTTTCATTTGAAGATGCGGGCCGATTCCTTTGAGTAATTTACGCAGGTCGTCCGCGCCATAAAATTGAAGTCTGTGTTGTGAGCGTGTGCTTGTTTTGTGAACCTTCAAATCTGTTTGAAGGACACCGCAACCTAACGCTTTGTATAGATTCTCGCAATGGATTTTTCCACGACCTCCTGTTGCAACAAACCCTGCTCTTGGTTCTCCGCGTTTAGTGATAGTGATGTAGCCGTCAGCGTCGAGGAAACCTGCCGCATAAGCCCATATATCTTTCACAATTACAAAATCATCACGAATTAACCCGTAATTTGTTCCAATTTTTTCAATATCATACTCTATTCCATGAATCTTTAGTATAGATGCCATTTTACGAATAGAGAGATTTTTTGGAGAACCAATTGAGTTGTAAATCTCGTTGGAAGATAACGGACCTCTCTTTTCTAACAAATCACTTGTGCGCGTAAGCCATATCGCTTCTTGCTTTTTGATATTGTCAATTGAATGTAACGATGATTTCCATTCTTTTTTCGCATCTTTTCTCATTTGATTGGCTTGCAACCACATTTCCAATTGATTATTGTCAAAATCACCTTCAACTTTCGCTAATTTTGAAATGACATCATTTGCTTTTTCCCATGTTGAACATGCGCGTCTTAGAGCATACTCGCGATTGTTTCCATGTTTCCTCAACGCTTGTAAGTCTCTATCGGAAATACCAAGAGAGCGTATCGCTGATAGATGATTATCGCACCAAGATAAAGATTTGAGAGTTGTATTGACTTCTTCTTTCTTTGCTACGCGTATTGCTTCTATCGCAAGGTCAATATCATCACGCATATTTTTTTTGATTCTTCTCGCCATACGCAACTCTTTCACCATTGATTCAGCGTCTTTACCAAACATAGATTGAAACCAACCGTTATGAGGCATAGCACTCTTTAGTTGTTGAGTAGGTAGTTGAGTTTGTTGTTGTTGAACTACTTGAGCAATTTGTTTTTCTTTTTCTTTTTCTTCAACATCATCAGGTTTTGGTGGCTCTGCACTACCGGCTAATTCACCACCACCTTCAGAGATAGTTGTTGAGCCATCGCCCATTTTACCACCTTGAATAGAACCTGCATTCTTCAATAACATTTCAAAGACCTTTTCGATAGGGTCGTCCTTGAGTATAGAACCTGTCCACATCTTAACAATTCCACCTCTTTAGTGACGCACCTTTCGGTGTTAGTTTACCCTTTTTAGAAGTTGCACCTTTCATTCCACCCATACGAGCGCAAAATGATTTGCGACGCTTGGCTTTCTTAGAGCCGGGTTTGAGTTTACTTGGTTTGGTTGTGACCGGAGGTTTGAGATTTGCCCCCGACTTGCGTTTCGCGGCGGCTCGACCTTTCGCGTTCAACCCACCTTTGGGACTGTGCTTCTTAGGATTGTAACCGTGAAATGGTTTTTCTTTCTTAGCCTTTATCACTTCTAAAGCAATTTCAGCAGGGGTGCAACAGTCACAGTATTCGTAATTCAATCAATCAGCCCCAACATTAAATCATCAAGGTCAACTACGCGTTCACGGAACTCAGTAGTTCCCCAATGTGCCAACGCGAGAGCGATTGCAAAATCATCATGCCGCCCGATGCTATCCAACTTGCCCTTCTTCGACATGCCGAACATAAGTAGTTCCCGTTCTAACTCGCTCATAAGTGTTCGGGAGTTCTCATCGCCCCACGGTAATCTCATCTGCTCTTTCTCAAATCGCATAACCAACCCCATGAGAAGCGATTCTCGGCGTTGGCGAGTTGATATAAAGGTCTTAATTGGAAGGTCTGTGTCCGCGCGTAATTCAGTAGCGAAGACTCGCTGAAAGTTGTTAGCCTCAAGTTCAATCACATCAGGAGCAAACTTAGCATTGAGTTTTTGAATCTCCATAATCTGTGTTCGGAAATCCATATTCTTTCTGCGAACCACATGAACTAATTCAAGAAGTTCAGGATTGGTGGATGGGCGACGAAGCACCACCATAACTGTGTAGTCAGCCGACCTGTCTGATGAAATAGCAGGGTCCCAACCGACAAAGTATTGGTCGTCAGGGTCGCCATTTGCGCGATTGATGATTCTCAAGTCGTTGTCTTTAGCGGCTTGAAGAACTAATGATGGGAATAAACTGCTCATATCATCCATAGGCTCACACAGGTATTCGCGAGCGAATGCGATAGCAGGCATATCGTTTCTGCGCGCATCAAGTGATTCTAAATCCCATCGCTCCGGCCAAAGAGCAACACCTTTAGTATTGATAGCAGGATATGTTTCAACGAGGTAACCTTCACGCGCTTCTAATTCTGTGTAAAGGTCAGTCGGGGTAAACGGAGTCCCGACAATCATCAGTTTTGATGTGTGGTGGAGTGTAGGAACAAGAACTTCATAAAACCAACTTGCAACTCTTTGCAATTCTGTGTCAGTCGTTCCCCATAGAATATCGTCACATAGAATGAGGTCGGGGTGAATACCACGAATAGCACCACCCACAGACTTCGCGCTGATGTTTGAACCGTTCGCGAATCCGAAGAATGTCTTCGACCATGAGTCGGCTTTCTTCATACGCGCAAGGAAAGGTATTCCATCTATGAGGTCATTGAGTGTTCGCATGTGGTGAATAGACTGATGTAAACTGTGACTTATTAGCACACACTTAGTTTTTGGATTGAACGCTGCTTTCCATAATAAATAGGATAAAAATAATGTTGATTTACCGTGGTCACGCGCCGCTTTAACACAATATCGTTTTTGTGATTCGAGATTGTTAAACCATCTCTCATGGTGATGTGATAATTGAAAGCCAAGAATCTCCTCAAAGAAAAACTTAAAATCGCGTTTAGCAACTTCGTAATCAATCTCTTCAACGGTGTCGAGGCTTAAGCCATCCATCGGCTAATCACTCTCACCTGTGCTTCAGTATCATTAACTCGTTCCAAGCCGCAACTAATGGGTCGTCGCTACTGTAATTTACCAATTCATCTTTCTCATCTTCCTGTAACTCATCACCGCCTTCGGCTGCCGCAGCGAGTCGCGCCTTTTTCCTCTCTTGAACCCCTGCAAACATATCCATCGCTTCGTCCATCTTTGGGTTCTTCGGTGCTTCTGCCGCTGGTTCTGCTGGTTCAGCAGGTGTTTCAGGTTCTGTTGGAACATCTTCTTGTAATGCGTCACTACT